GTTTTCTATTACTAGCCCACCTATCTGATTCCGTATAATCGGTAATGGTTGATAGTTCAGACATTTCATCAACAGATGTAAATGAAATAAGTTCTCCAGTTTTGGTATACACACAGCGATGATCTACTATGCATTCTCTACTCTTTAGTGACTCATGAAAGATAGGATTTGGTTCTACTAAAATGCCCTTCCATCCATGATCTTTTTCTAAAAGATATGTATTAGAAATGTTTTCTGCGTCGGCGGCACCAAACTCAACAAAGAATCCGTTGTCTCCAAAAATACTGGCGACAAGAACATCCTGACCTAGTTGAGACTTGCGTTCTTTAGATTTTAGTTGATCTGAGATAAACTCTAGATTGATATTCAACTTCCTACCTTATCATTAATTATGCAATCCATGCAGTAGAATCCTGCATAATCATTATATGCTATATCTGTAAGAAGATGAGATAATTCATTAAATTGGGCTACTTCATTGACACAATTTATATTAGAGCAGTAGTATTCTTGAGGTTGCTTTATATCTTCAATACGCTTTTTCTTAAAAGATAAAGGAAAAGACTTAATCAGATTCATAGTCTATCCCCATCTCTCTAACATCGGTGAGATCATCATTCTCAATGATCTCCTCATAGTTTATCCCGTCCTTATAGTACTTAACAAGACAGAAATTTGCATAGTATTTAATGACCTTGCCCCAACATTTTTCAGACTCTATCCATACCAGACTCATCTTACCGTCCTTGGCGGATCTCCTGGCACTCCTTGAAAATCGCAAGCATATCCAAATTTCTCTACCAATCCCTTTAGTTTATAAAGATATTCCATAACAGTCATTTGTTTTTCTTTAGATAAAGACATTACCTCATTTTCATAAACCCTGAGCGCAATAAATTTTGGCATCTCAACAAGGTCCACGACTATATTATACGGAGGCTTATGCTCTTTCAATATCTTATAAACTAATGGATCATAGATCAATGTCTTCTCCTTCAGAGACTAGTTCTAGAACTCTAGCCCAGATTTCCTGGGTTTTATGAGAATTTCTTACATTGTCTAGTTTACCATCATTTAGAAAAACGCCACCCCATACACCAAAAGATTCTGTTTTCACGCCATAATCAAAACATTCTTTAATTACTGGGCACGACAGGCATTGTCTATCTATATCTCTTGCGATATCCTGATCTAATTCATATTTGTCAAAATAGAGTTCTGTGTCAGTTCCAGCGCATAGCGCTTCACTTAGCCACATATTTAGAGGGAACTTTCCATCCATTACTGCCTGGGTAATACTTGTTTGTTACCCCCCACTTTCCATACCGAAACATACCGTTCTTCTTGTAGAATCCATCCTTAAGAGGCTTCCAATCTACAATAGTCCAACCATCCCAAAATAGATTAGTATTAGAATCTACAATAGCATGGGCAGCGTTGTAATCGATAAATACCTGGCTCATTATTCCTCACTTGTTGTATAGACGATTTTCTTTATTCCATTTTTTCTTATTGCTTCATAACATCTCTTGCAGGGTCGGCTATCTCTAGCCTCTCCTCGCCTATTTACTCTAGCAACATAAATAGTTGCCCCGCTTACATCCTTAGCCTTCTTTATTGCATCCACTTCTGCATGTACTGAGCAATGATCTTTGATATGCTCACTAGATACAATTCGTGGATGACTTCTATCCTTATTCATTCCTGTGGAAATAACTCTTCCACCCTTTACAATTACAGATCCGTGCTTCATGCGACAGTCTGACTGGGATGCCAGGTAGGACGCAACTGAAAGATATGCTTGGTCGCGCTTAGATACGGCGACCTGCTCCTTTGATAATTCTCATGGTATCTCCTATACCTTGTATATGCTTACGGGAATATTTTTATTCTCTGCTTCAGAGATGACAACATCAAAAATCTCTGACCTATCATTCTTCGTTGATAGATATACTACACTATTAAGGTCGTAGTTGTCAAAGTTTTCTGCAACATCATTTTTAAGTACACGATAGAATCGTGACTTAATTCCCTTCTGCCGGAAAAATCCTTCAGTTTTGTTTACAAATTCGGCAGCGAACTGATTAATTTTGTACGGTCCTGCAGTATAAATATCAATTCTATTGTCATCACTAGAGACATTGTTGTCAATAGCCACGACAACTGCACGGGTAAAAGTATCGTAGTCTGAGAACTTATTGTTCCCATAAACAAGAATTTTCATTATTATTCCTTAGTATAGGTCTCTAAATTCGCCTTGTATAAGCCAAGTGTTTGTAAAAATTTTATTTAAAATTATTGCGTCCCACCTAGATGTTAAGTATACATCAGAGGGTGTCTCAATTTCAATATTTTCAGAGCCTGCCACGATATTAACATCTCCTTCTCCTCCACGAACAATGGTAATCCTAGACCCATTGTGTATATTTGGATCAGAAGAGTTATCTGGGATGATGACGTTGCAATATGATGCGGAAAAAATATAAAGTATGTTTTCTGAATACCCTTGGTTTAATGTAAAGTTTAACGATGCTGTTGAAGGACTTCCTATTACAAATGTTTCTGGGGCTATAAGTATTTTTAAGTTATCATAGTTTACTACATCTGTCCAAGATCCATCAACCACCATTCTATAGGTTAGATTTATATCATTATAATATAATGCACCATCTTCTGCCTCTACTGGATCTTCAGATAGGGTTACTGGTTTTATTAATGAATAAAAGTCCATTACAATTTACCTTCATTAACATTAACAAATCTACCGCCCCAGATACTCTTATTTACATTAACGTATCCAGGGGGAATTGCTGCTAAACGACATTTGCCCATCTCTTGTATTTCATAAGAAAGAATCTTACACCCCAAGCCACCGTCTTCTTTCTCAAAATGTAAAGAACAGTTGCCACACATTACACCAATAGATGCTTCTTCATTTTGAGCAGCAGTTTCATAGCCGATCCAAATGCCTGTTTCTTCTGCATTTAGGGGGCCGTAGTTATATGCTATAGATACTAGGGAGTCGTGGAATTGTTTCTCTGCGTCGGACAATTGTTCGTACAAATTATGCTCTGCCTTAGAAATATCTTTCTTAGATCTTGCTTCAGCGGCATAGAGGGCACGCTGTTGCTCTATAGCCTCACGACGGGTTCCATGAGTTCCACGAACGGTTCCATCTGGACTTATTACGGAATACCCAGATTTTCCACGATAGTTTTGTCTAATATCATACGGCATAGTTCAGCCTCCCAAGCATTTTATAAATCTATTATACCTTAAGCAAAGGAATTTTTTCTTTCTTGGATTCCTTAGCCTTTATGTCAATGAGTTCGATAGCCTCTGACCATTTATATTTAACTGTAAATATATTATATTTCTCTGCTACAGTTTTATAATTTTTCTCCCGCTCAAATTCCCTGACTTCTGGGTCTAGCAATTGTTTAAGATTCTTTAGCCACTCTTTATTATTTTTAGCGACTCTTCCTGCCCCAGCATCTGCCAGGTCACGATATTCCTGTGTGTTGGAGGCTACAAATGGCACCCCCGAAAGGGCATACTCAAGCCCCTTGAGATTACTCTTAGCCTCATTAAATGGGCTAGGTTGTAGAGGAACAATTCCAATATCCATAGGCATAAATAGATTGCCATAGTACTCTGGCCTAGCACCAGTATAGCCAGTAATTTTATCTGGATCTATATTTAATGCTTCTGCCGCCCACTTTGGTCTATCTAACATGATTCCAGAATGATGAAATCTTAAATCATTCTGCTCAATAACAGTTTTTAGTGGAGCAGAGACTTCAACAAGGTCATTTACTCGCCACATCATTATGCCTACCCAGCCAACAGTAGGTTTATTTCCAGATAAATCAATGCGGTACATAAACGATCTTGGGTCTAATGAATTAGGAACAATATAAACATTATCGTTATACTGAAGCATTCTTTTTTCTAAGAATTTGGTGCTTGCAATAATTCCATCAGCGGCGGAGTAGGTAGCAATTAGATGCGCCCTATTATTATCTGGAAACTTCTCTGGATCTGTAGTGATAAAGGCTAGGTTATCTTCTGGAAGTTGCTCAAAATGATCATCAGTATCGACAATTACTGTTTGCCCTAATTTTCTGGCTTCTCTAATATACTTTGGCGCATCCTTGTGCATAAAAAGTTTGAGAATAACTACGTCTAACTTATCAAAGCACCAGTCATAATTTTTAATTACACCAATTCTTCCAGCCTTTAATCTTTCATAGGGCTTAACTGCAACAAAACCTTCCCCATCCTTCCACCCAATTTCACCAACCATAGTTTCATGACCGATTTGATTAAGATTATGTGCGGGAAGCATCATGCGTATGTTAGTACAGCCACCAGGCTGACCTTCTATATGGTCCCCCCAGTCGGTGGACAAAAAACCTATTCTCATTGATTTCCTTAAGATCTGTCTTGAACGACTATAAAAGAAAGAGAGATGGATGATCCATTAGTAATGCTTGAGGTCACATCTCTAAAATATATTGTAGCAGTTTGGCAGTTGGCTGCAACAGAATAACTATAAGAAAGTTTTGCTCTGGATGATTCGGCAGAATCCAACTGGCCTATAGTAATATAAGTTTTTGCAGCAGCGCCACTATGCATAGTAGAAGGTAGGTTGATGGTAGCACTACCTAAATAACTTGTTATATTAGTAGAAGTAACAGAACCAAAATGTAACTCTCTTGGTGATAACGAGGCCACATTATTTGATAAATTAATTGTTACGCTTGCACTATACATATTTTTTTAATCAGAGAGTTTCGACTCTACCGATATATCTCCTTTTGCAAAAGTGAATCGATCATTCCTACCATTATGAACTAATGAAAATTCATACACGGCGCTCGCGGTAGAAAGTAATTCTGTGCTTAGTAAATTACTAATGGTTACTTCTGTAATTCCATTGGCTGTTTGTGCTGGGCTAACTACTGTTTCGTTAGTTGTCGGTGAAATAGATATTCCTGTAGGAGTAACATCTACAAGAGATGAGTTCTGTTTATTATAAATTTTAAATTGCCAACTTCCAGTAGTAGAATACACAGCATTATCTGGATTTAGTATTTTGAATGATATCTTAGATGTGTCCCCAGCATACAGCAATAAATCAATTACTTCTGGTCCAAACTCTATGTTTCCCATATAAAAATTATATCATCATTAATCTATTTAATATGGTATGGCGGGGGAGTTGCCGCACATTTTATTGTGTTTCCCCCGCCATACCGTGATAAAACTATATTTTTTCAGGTGTGCATTTCTTAGGGAATAGTGACCATCCAGTATTGAACGGTGCAATCACCCATGAATATGTCAATGAAGATCCCCAGAGGGAATAATACATTCCTGCATCAACATACCATGAGTCCTTCTTATGAGAATATCCATACCCCCAGTTATGCATTAAGCCATGATCAAAGAAGTGTTTCTTTACAATTACGGCTTGTTGATATCTATCTAACATTGCAGACCTGGACCACCAAGATTTTCCAGACCAAGCGCTGGTCTGTATCTGGGCCCACCCTAGGGCACCTGAATACCAAGGTGAACTTTCATCTAGGCTCTGATGCTTAGACTCACGGTAGGTAATAGCCCACATTCCTCTAAGCATTCCAGGCTTTGTAAATCCTGCCTTAAAAAGAATTTTTGATGGCTTGTCATTACACTTTTCTGGTAACGTCCAAACCTTTTCTTTTTGCGCTGTTCTTTCTAGTGTATCAGCGGTGGCAGGATTACCTGCACTTTCCGCCAAGGGCGCAGACTTAGCATACGCCATGCTTGGTGCAGCAATAAAAGTAATTGCCAAAACTGCGGCGGCAATCCAATCTACTGCCAAACCAATTTGGTTTTTTGTCGTCATGTTGACCTCCTTGGGCGGCAACAGTATTCTACTCTACAGTAGAAATTTATATAAGTCAATTAATTATAGTAATCTGCATGACCACTATCAATCATTAATTTGTTTATACTAGATATTTGATCGGCAATAAATATTTCTCCCAGAACCCGACCATATTTATCGTCTTTATCTAATTGTGTTTTTATGGTTACAGTAGATCCTGCTGGCAGAGTTTTTGTTAAAAATTCTGCCGATCTTTTACCTGGCTCAGTATATTTTTCTGGAGCATCAATAAGGGAAAGTCTCACCCTTTTAGTAATTTTTATATGAAATCCCAGGTCGATTATTAAATCGACTGTATCGCCATCCACAACCCTGGAAACTTCTGCACTATATGTATACATTTTTATCCCATTTAACAATTTCAATCATATTATTGTAGATATTAATATGAGGTTTCATCGTATATTTATTATCTGATTTAATCAAACAATAAAATGTAAAGTATGACATTAAAACGTTGGGCCACACAGATAGTTTTTAGCACCAACAATTAGGGCTGCGCCAAACTTAGCACCATTATCGTTACCCATATTGTTATTTACTAATGCCTCTGCAAGAATATATGTAATTTCATCTTCAGACAGCCCTTCTGAAAGTCCAGCGCAGATGGTATTTCCAAGAGAAATAATGTCTGACTCATTGGCAATCTGTCCATACGTCCCGCCGTTTTCTTTAACAAATTGCACAAACTTTTGTGTGCTTGTTGTGACACCATCATCAACACTTGGTGCTGGAAGGGGCGCTGGCACTTGCTCAGTAATAGTAACGGTTGGTACTGGCTCTGTCTGTGATGTACATCCAACTAGTGCCACCGCAGAAATAGCGGCTGCAACAAAAATCTTCTTCATATTAATCCTTTTCTATAAATGACTTGCCCACGATACTAAGCATATAGTAATCGTGGGCGGTGTGTCAATAATTATGACTGGCGAGAAAAGATAGCATCAATTTCTGCTACATGGGACGGGCCAAATCGTGCAGCCTCATGCCTTGCTCTTTCCCATTCACTCTGAAGTTTATAGTTGCTTGTGGCATCTGTCTTAAACATTCCAGAGAAAAGTATTCCAAGTGCTTTCATTATATCCTCCTTGTGGGTTGATACTTTAATCTTATCAGGGTAACTCTAAGGGGTCAAGTTTAGAAGGCTTTTTGTGACCAGCCTCACTCATCATGGTCCCACCGAATAATCATCATTGCATATTTCAGCCCCTGTCTAAACCATTCTGATTGTTGAGAATATTCTTCCATGTATGGGGCTTCAATACATTCTTCTATCTGTTCTGAAAATCTGTCCCGCCAATATTTTTGGCATTCATTATCACTATGCATTTCCATGCTGGCCTGGTAGGATTCGAACCTACAACCCATCGGTTAACAGCCGATTGCGCTGCCATTGCGCCACAGACCACTACTTAAAACGCTGGAGAATCAGGGGTCGAACCTAAACTAAATGTTCCAAAGACATTTGTGCTGCCATTACACCATTCTCCATAACCGATGTGCCAGCGGGTAACTACACCATCCCAAGGTTTTCTGCACGTTTGACTAACTTCATGCTGGTATCAACCGCGTAACTCGGCATTGCTGGCACATCGGGGCCTATTCTGTTATATCGAAAGCGGAGCCTTTCCACATTTTATTGGATGACTCTCTTCTCCTCATAATAGCATTCCTCTTCGATTCTGCCCAGGATCTTCCTGAGTCTCCTCCCCAAAGAAGCCATGCGATAAGACCATTAGATGGATACCCCTCCTCACCTTGACTCCACCCCTTGCCTTTTTTATCAACGGCGTGGCGGCTAAAGAATGAATGCATCCTTAATACTGTAGACTCACTTAGATTCTTTTTATTAGCAATGTCTCTTGCGCGTGCAATTCCTACTGAGGTTCCCCCACGATTAAATTCGTCGCGCAAGGCTAGGCCACGACGGGCATTAGATGCCATGGAATCTGTTGGAACATATGATTCAGCCATCGTATTTCTCCCATCTCCAAAAACTTATATAGTATGCATGAAAATGTGTATCACAAGCATGAGTCTTGGTTTCATTTCTTTCTCCAACCCATGCCGCTGGTTGTTCACAAAATCTGCATTCCATAATATTATAGCATTCCAAGTTTGGTCGCATAATCATACATCATAATTCCGCTAGCGACACTAACGTTAAGACTCCTGACGCTACCAAGTTGTGGAATCATTACAATATCATCAGCCATGCCAAGCCCCATTGGACTTACCCCTCGCGCCTCTTCACCAAAAATCATAAATGTATTGGGACTCCATTCATATTGAGTGACAGGAATAGCACCAGGAACATTATCTACTGCTACCCACCGCATATCCCTAATATGAGGCTCATTAAGATAAATATGGTCTAGTGACGGTGCATATTTGAGATGAATATAATTTTGTGTTCCTACCGCGCCACGGCGGTCCCATCTTTTGTTACCAATGATCCAGGATTCTTTTGCTAGAAACGCATTAGAGTTTCTAATTCCAGACGCTTTATTAAAGTCTCCAGAAATATTCTCAAACCCTACAACGAATGGAAGACGCTTAGTATCAAGGTCCGCCTTTATCTGATCATTCTCCCACTCTTTATAATAGTCAATCACGTTCCTTGTATCCTGGGTCAGGGAATCCACCGTTCCACTCTCCTCCATTGTACGCTCCTGTGCTATAGATTAAATACATCATTGATTTTTCATCTTCATTAAGTTCATCTGCCTGCACCCAGTCTTCAGATTTATTAGTAAGATAGATGAAGGCATTGCCGTCCTCGTCCATTTTTAAATCTATGAATCCTTTGAACCATAGGGAGTTCAATATGTCTGAATCCATCTGTCGCATCCACTCTACAAGTTCTTGTTGTTCTTTGTAAAATAGTTCAGTAACTTTATATACTGGATCTCCAACAGGATTATATCCTACCACCTCAATGTACCCTCGTTCAAGCATTATCTCTATTAACTCTTCATTCATATCCATGTTAAACCATCCCTATAGATTGGATATAGTCATCTATATTGTTTTGTCCGCCTGATGGAGGCTGAATGATATTTCTTTTTGCCTCTTGCTCTCTCTGATCTCTGATAAATTGTTTATATGTGTGGACTTCTATCTCAACCTCGCCAGATTCTTTTCTGGTGTTAGATATAGAATTATAAATAGATCCACATACAGCATCAGATAGGTCTTTACTTCCCTTTCTAGGATGGTCAACTTTATCACGAATGATTCTTAACTGCAATAGTTCGTCAGTAAGAAGTTTAATGCTTGGGCCAATGATTCTTTCTTCTCCCACCAACATAGCCATATCATCATAGTGTTTTTTTGCTACAGATAATGTCTCTGTCTCTATACCAATCATTCTAAGTTCTGTCATAATATCGTGAGAGTTCCATCTATCAAAGGTTACCTTTTTAATATTAAAGCCGCGAGACCTAAGATCAATGATGAATTGCTTTACTTCAGAGAAGTCTACAGATTTATCTGATGTGGGTGTCCACCATCTAACACAATCTACAACAACTATTGGGCTTACAACATTATGATTCATAAAACTTTTAAGATGAACCCATCTATCAACGTGGGCCATAGCGACGGCGCAATGATCGTGTTTCTGGGCTAGGTCAACATGTATGTAGTATTCTTTTTCATCCTGTGGAATGAACCAATCCTTAAACCTACCGTCATCGTCTACGCCATTCATTGGCTGATTAAAGCAGGCGAGAATCTTCTCTTTTGATTTAAAGAATGCATCGACTGCATCGGGAGGCATACACGCAAATCTTCCAAGTGCATCTGTTGGGTTATTGTAAAAAGCAATCTTAAAGTCATTGATTGATCTAGTTGGATTTACTTCCCAGGTTGGTCGCTTTAAGGCAAATACTTTAGGGTATTTATAAGCATTTATTTGATCTTCTTCCCACTCAATCGTGAACTCATTTTCTTTTACACCATCTAGTTCATCATCTAATTTGAAAGTATGAGATCTAATAACTACATCTTTATCGGCAATAACAGCGTTGTATCTTTGCTGAATAAAATCATCACGATACCTAGGGAATGAAAGAAGAACAACCTTCCCAACATCTGGGAATCGTGAATCTACGGAGGCTCTATACATATCATAGATCGCCTGACCAGTCTTTGCCTGCTCGTTACCACTTGTTGAGACTGTGCTAAAACCAGAGATCTCGTCCAGGATCACGCAGATAACATTGTAGCCCTCCCAGGACTCTCGCTCCGAATGTCCTGAGTGACATGTAATAGATTTATCAAATGATACACTCTGAGCGGTAATGTTGTACTTTCCAACAAACCAAGGAGAGTCTTCAATCCTTTTACGGAAACCTTTGAAGAATACGTTCTTTGCCTGTTCAGAGTTAATAGCGATATTAATAATATCAATCGAGTCACCAGGGGGCTTACCAAAATATTTAGCAGGGTCTTTTAAGCACAGCAATAAATATACAAGGTAGGTCACAGAGATAGTGGAAATATAATCTTTTCCACTTCCCTTTCCAAGTTGAAGAATAACTTCATTACAGGTTTGACGGCTTCTTTTTACGCCCTCCTCTTCCCCATATAGTTTTACCAATGTATCTTTTTTATACACTTGAGTCATGGCTTTGATTGCTTGATATTGAAATGCTGAAAGCGGGGGGAGGTGGAGGTAGTCTTCATTTGTAACAAACTCTTCAATGTTTACTGGATGCTCATCAAATTCATCCTCTTCTAGAGCAGAGATAAAATCATCAAACACTAGAAGCCCTCTGCCTTACCTGTAACTTCTTCTAGTCTTTTAAAGACTTCTC